ATTCGCTCAAGCTATTGCTTAATAAGCAACCTACTGGCAAGTCATTGATGTAAAGCATTAAATTAGTCATAGCCTGTTATACTCCCACTAAATTTTATAAAATCTGTAACCTCACCTAGTATCTCAAGATTCTCAATAAATCCTTGCCCTGCTTCAATATCAGGACCAACAATTTCCCAATTTACCTTAATTCTCTCTAACGCTTTTAAGCCACTCCATGACATTATACTGTTGTCTGTAGTCATAACACCTTCAAAAGGAATTGAGTAGGTATAGAGCCTTCCTAATTGCGTCTGAGCGCCTGACTGTGTAGTCTTGCAAGTACCGATAAAAGAAATCTGCTCTGATCTACTAACAGAACTTAAACACCCTACCGGTATATCATTTATGTATAACATCATGGCGTTCCTTTTACTGTTACCCGAGTTGTTGCTGCATAGTCTGGAGTTTTAACATAATCTAAAGCTATCTCCTCATTTACAATCCTGCCTAACACTGCTTTACAGATGTTCTGTTGCAAATCATAGTTAAGAGATAGATTCATAAAGTATCCTGTAATTGAGTTAATTGACCATCTAGTGACAGGATTAAAGTATCCAAATATAGAACCCTCAAACCTTACAAATGGTCCTGCGTATAACCTTTGTTTTTCTTCAACTGCAATCCTTAAAAATTGTTTATTAACCTCATAAGGAACTGCTAAAATAGACTCAGATAATCCACGCCTTACCCATCGTTCTGTTAAAGTAACCTCATCATCCTGATAAATAGCACCAACGTACATTACATTAGGACTATCACCATTAAAGACATTGATAGTCTCAGGTACAAAAGTAAATTTACCTGTTTGTGTTGCCGTATGTATCTCACCAATCTCATCCCCAAAATCTAAAAATACGTAAGCAGAAATCCGAGTATAAACTATATCATTTACAGTACCTGAAGGCGCTAATATTCTAAAGGTAACATTTCCGCTAATTGGAACGACATTAGATATAATTGTTTCCGTACCTCCTCCAACTGTTGACCTAATCTGATAATAATTTATTCCCGGAACGCCTGGAGTATTTGCCCAACTTCCATCTGCCTGTAAATAATAGGTGCTTAATCCATCAAATAAACTAATGACAAAATTCATATCCGTAGTCAAAGCAGGATTTAAATTTTCATATTCAATGATAAACTTTAATCTCTCTTGAACTGTAAAATTAGCCGTAACAGGTATTAGATTATTATTTTGATAATAGTTAGTCAATGTCGGATAAGTACCTCCATCTGAATAAAAGACTACGCCACCAGTTGGATTTAAACCTGCATACATTGTGCCTGTTTTAGTATAACCGGGAATAGTCACGCTATCACAAGGACCAATCGGATCACCTCCGCAACTTTGCCCTGCTCCTGTTAGATTTGGATTTGCTAATTTCTCATCTGTATTCTCAAGTTTACCATACAGATAAGCCATAGACGCATTTTTATATGGTCTATCTATCATCTTCATCTGGTCAGTATTGATATGGAAATAAGGCGATAAAATAACGCCTTCACTCTCACCTCCTAAAGTAGCATCTAAGTCAATCGTAACAGTAGGCTGATCATAAACTCTCTGCCCATCTAAATATTTTCTAAATGTTAAATCACCACTTAATGCCAATTCAGTTGGTCTATAAATATACCATTCACCACCGCTTTGTATCATCACCGCAGTCCATTCCTCAAGTATTGACCTTAGTACATCCTCGCAATTCATTGGAGTAAATTGGTCATCCTTTAGATAACGCTCACTATTTACAAAAGACAATGCCAGAGGATCGTATGAGTTGCCCTGAGTCATGCTCGTTTCATAAATATTAACGCAAGTATTTAAGACCAATGAAGGTGCATCTAATCGTATTAGACAGGCATTTATAACCTCTATAAAACTTTGCTTACCTAAATAGAAATTACCATCGTTCTGTACATAAGACAGATTTTTAAGCAATCCTAACCCATCAACTGCATTTACAGAAATTGGATAAGGTGCAAAGGTGAACGCTTCCTGACATCCATCTGGAATGATAAACCCTGACCAAATCAAACCTCCATTTCTAAATATCTCTACTAAAAACTCACGCTCATTCTCAGTATATAAATCCTCTAACTCAAAATCCTCAGTCGCAATTAGGTTTAATGTACACTCTGAGCCTATGATAGCCTCTAGCTTATTGCTTGAAGTATTCTGATAGTTTATCTGAATAGGATTTTGTTGAGCCTGAATTTCTATTACTTCACCCTCATAATCTAACTGCGATATACTACATAGATATTCATCTGGTATGCCATTAACAATCCTTGTATCTCTGTCTGAATAAAACGTAAAATAATATCTCTGATTATAACTCATGGTCCGAACCTCTGTAATTTTGCACCTGCTCTGTTTAACACTCCGATTAAGTTAGTACCTGAAATCTCAAATACAACTCGACCACCTCCAAAGTCTTGGGATGATCCTGCTGCGCTTGTGCTGATAGTTGATGATGCTTGTGGAATAGGTGCTTGTTGTTTCTTTTTAAATAATGATGCTATACCTGCAATCGCAGTAACTCCTGCTAAGATAGGTAACAATGCTCCGCCTGTTGCTGCTACTGGTGCAGTAAGAGTTGCGGCTGAACCCAATATGCCTCCAGTTGATTTAGCAATATTTGCTAATGGTGCTGCTTTTTTAGTTGCGCCAAACAATCCAATAACTCCTGCTAATAAACCTCCGCCTTTTTCAGTCTTACCACCTTTAGAACCTAATAGATTTAAAACTCCTTGCGCAGCTTCACTTGCAATTACTGATAAAAAAGTATTTTTAATTGCCTGACCTAAAGCCGAAAAAGAAAAATTACCATTCATTAATATATCATCAAAGAATGTCTTAAATGATGTACCTAATTGAGGCAATAAATCAAACTTAATATTATCCTGTAATATTTGGAATGGAGTATAAAGTTGCTTACCTATATTATCAGGTATAAAACCTTTTGTACTTAATAAAGTATTTATATCAATTAAAGGCTTACCTCCGCTTAAAGTTTTTGCAATTTCTTTTTTACCAGTTTCTGCAATACCTTTAAAATCATTGATTAAAGCAAAGAATCTTCTTTTTTCGTTTTCTGTCTCTTTTAACTTTTCTCCTGCTACACTTCCGCTAATTTTACCACCTTTTAATACTTCAGCAGTTGCAGCCTTTTGTAACTGTATATTTTGCTCAGTAAGTACATTGGTATCAGTTAATAAATTATTCTTAACCTTTGTTAATTCATTCTCCTGAAAACCTGCTTTTAAATACTGGTTTAATATATCTCTTTGCTTAGATGTTAATAAATTAAGTTCTTGCTTTGCTAATAGATTCTGGCTTTCAACTTGAGCCTGTAATTTTAATTGCTTAGTCCGTTCATCCTGAATCTGCTTAGTTAAATCAATTACCTTTTGCTCATTCTCTAATTGTCTAGTTGAATTTTTAGTAATTAAATCCGCCGCTGCTCTGGCTCTAGCAGTTGCTAATATTGATTCTGTTAATCCGTTATAAGCAGTTTTTGTTTTATCAGTTGCTGATGTTTCAAATTTTAAATTGCCAAAATATGCAGGATATAACTTTTGAATTTCTTTATATGCCTCTTTTCTTTTTTCTAAAGGTAAAGCTGCATTTTGATACTGATCGTATAATAATTTTAAAGTAGTTAATTCAGACGCTGCATTCTGACCACCTTTTAACCTAGCCTGATCAACTTGGTTTAAAGAGTTTATATATTCATCAGTAACTTTTTTAGCCGTTACAACCTCTTTATTTGCTCTTTGCTGATATTGCTGATAAAACAAAATACCTGCCGATACAACTGATAAAGCAATACCTAATCCCGCAGGACCAATTAAAGACTGACCTAATGCTTTTAATGCTGATCCTGTACTACCTGTTTCTTTCTTTAATTGTTGGAATGATTCAAGCAAAGGATTTAAGTTGTTCTGAATACCTATAAATCCAAATGGAGCATCCTGAGCAACCCTGCCTAAGTTAGTTAAGGCAAAGGCAGCAGAGTTTGAACCTTTTACTAATTTATCTCCTAACCCGGCACCAGCTTTACCTGCATCGTCGGCTAATTGTTTTAATCTGTCTTTTATTTCCTTTTGCGCAGCTTTTAATTGACTTAAATCAGCACCAATAGGTATCTCAATTCCTTGCATTTTCCAAATATTTAAGCATCGCCTTATTCATTTGTTCTTTTATTCTGTCCATGTCTTTAATCTGCTCATCTTCATAAATAAATGACATAAACTTTTTATAGGTTGGCATCCCTTTATTTACATGGACTCTCATTCCGTTCCATGTTGCCCATCCTATCCGCTCCCATTCCTTTTTTTCTCTATTAAAAAAGCCTTGACATTTAAGAATATATTGATTCCATGTCAAGGCGTAAAAGTCTTTGGGCATCATCCCCATTTCTCCAAAAGCAAAAGTCAACACATCTTTATTCCAACTTAACTTTCCGCTTTGCTTTTTTTTTGTTCTACCTGCTCTGTATTTAATCCTAATACTCTAAATACTTCCTTTGATACTACTAAAATAAATTCACCTCCAGAACCTCCCGCAGTATCAATCCATTCATGTACATCAAACTCGGTAAAATCAACTATCTCACCTTTCTTTAGTATCGGATAACTTGCAGCATGGTAAATAAACACTCGCAGAAATGGCAGTAACTGCTTTCCTAGCAAATCAGATAAATCAGAGACTGATGAATCAAAATGAGTTAATGTCTGCTCTAAAGCATAATTACCAAAGAAAAACTGCCTATCAACCTCACCGATTTTATACGTTAAATGACCTTCCATTTAGTAACCTGGGTATGGATCAGTTTCAGTTATATCACCATCGCCTAACATAGTACCTGAGAAAGTAATAAACTCACCTTCAGCACCTGTTATATCTAAT